TAAGTGATGAGGCTTGGACTACGCTTATCCCGACACTACGGGAAGAGGGCGAAGACTGGAACGCTGAACTGTGGGTAACCTGGAACCCTAAGCGCAAAGGCTCAGCTACTGACAAGCGGTTTAAAAACAGCACCAACCCGCGCCATAAAATCGTACAACTTAACTGGCAAGATAATCCTAAGTTCCCCGATGTGCTGAAACGTGCGATGGAAGACGACATGCTCCATCGCCCTGAGCAAGTGCCGCATATCTGGGAGGGCGACTACGCCAGCGTGGTGGAAGGCGCGTACTTTGCCAAGCATCTGACAGAGGCTAAGGCACAGGGTAGGATCGGCAGGGTAGGAGCTGATCCGCTGATGACCATCCGGCTATTCTGCGACATTGGCGGCACTGGAGCCAGGGCAGACGCCTTCGCGATGTGGGCAGCGCAGTTTATCGGCAAAGAGATTCGCGTGCTGGATTATTACGAGGCAGTAGGCCAACCCCTAGCGGCACACTTGAACTGGTGCAGGGAGCGCGGATACACCAAAGACAAGGCGCAATTCTGGCTTCCCCATGACGGTGCAACGCACGATAAGGTGCATGACGTAAGCTATGAGAGTGCATTACGCGCCGCAGGATACACAGCAACGGTAATCCCTAACCAGGGTGCAGGCGCAGCAAAGAAGCGCATTGAGGCCGTGCGTCGTCTGTTCCCGCAGATATGGTTTAACGAGGAACCAACACAGGCAGGGCGCGATGCTTTGGGCTGGTATCACGAGAAACGCGACGATGTGCGGGGCATCGGGCTAGGACCGGAGCATGATTGGGCCAGCCACGGATCAGACGCTTTCGGGCTGATGGCAGTGGCTTACGAGGAACCCAAGCCTAAGAGCGCACCTATTAAATACCGGCAAAATGGCGTGATTTAGATGGCTTGTACCGAAGAACAAAAAGAGTACGCTAGACGTTGGTATCACGCTAACAAAGAAAAAGCGCGTGAGTCAATGCGCAAATATCAGGAAAACAACAAAGAAAAAGTTGCATCACAAAAAAGAGCATGGAAGCAAAAGAATAAAGAAAAAGTAAAAGAGCTTCACAAAAGAGAAAGCAAAGAAGCAAAGAAAAAGTATGTAAAAAACTGGGAAGAAAGAAACAAAGAAAGAAGACTTGCTAAAAGAAAAGAGTGGTACAAAACACCAACAGCAAGGGCGTTAAATAGGGAATCTGCTGCAGCAAAAAGACGTGCTGCTTGTTCTTGGGCTGACAAAGACCTTATAAAACAGTTTTATTTGCTCGCGACGGTATTGACAAGAGAGAGTGGTACAAAATATCACGTAGATCACATAATTCCATTGCGTGGAAAGTTGGTATGCGGATTGCACCATCACGAAAACTTAAGAGTAATTAGCGCCCAAGAAAACTTAGTCAAAAACAACAAATTTGAGGTTATATGAGCATCCATCTTGCAGTCCAAATCAAGGAACAAGCGCAGCGCATTGCCGAACTTGAGCAATTAATGAAATCTAATACATTGCAAAAAGAGATAGATTTGTTAAAATCTCGAATAGCGGCGCTAGAGCAGCGTCCAAAACCCGGCAGGCCGCCCAAGGAACAAAATAATGGATGACTCCCAGCTTCTAAATGCTATTGAGGCATACGAATCCAATGCGGAGACGTATGGCAATCTGCAGGAAGACCGCACAGATGCTCTTGATTATTATATTGGCAATCCTCTTGGCAATGAAGTTGAAGGCCGATCCCAGGTAATCGCCCGCACCGTTTGGGATACCGTCGAGTGGCTCAAACCACAACTGGCAGATATTTTCTGCAGCGGTGACGAGTTAGTATCATTCCAGCCCCGTGGACCGGAAGACACCAAGGCTGCAGAGCAAGAATCCGATTATGTGAACCACATCATTACCCAGCGCAATAGTTGGTTTGATGTGTTCTATGGCTGGATGCATGATGCTCTGGTTCAGAAAAATGGCTATGTAAAGGTCTATTGGGACGATTCGGAAGACATCACCTGCGAATACTACGATGACCTGACGGATGACGAATATGCCATCCTGATGCAGGACAAGGATATTGAAATCATCGAGCATGAGGAAGAATCCGAGCCGATGATGGATGCAATGGGTAATCCCGTGCTTGACCAGATGGGTATGCCTGTCATGGTCCGTGAGCATTCCGTCAAACTGAACCGCAAGAGTTCCCGCGATGTGGTCAAGATTTGCAACATTGCGCCGGAACACATCCGGGTTGACCATAATGCCCGTGGTCTGAGCCTGCAGGATGAGCGTGTGGCGTTTGTCCAGCACGCAGAATACAAGACACTGACCGACCTTCGTCTGGAAGGTTTTGACGTTCCCGATGATCTTGCTGACGATGGAAACAGCATTGGCGATTGGGAAGAAGACCTGCGCGACGATTACAGCCCGTTCCGTGACCGTGATGGCGAACAGGTTGATCCTGCCATGCGCCGGGTTAAGGTGCGTGAGAGTTGGGTGCGCTTTGACATGGATGGCGACGGTCGTGCTGAACTGCGCCACGTTATCGTTGTTGGCACCAAGATTCTGCATAACGAGGAATGCGAGTTCATTCCGATTGTCGCGCTGTGCCCAACACCGCTGCCGCATCAGCACTATGGCCTGAGCGTTGCCGATGCTGTGATGGACTTGCAACGCATCCAAACCGCCTTGTTTCGCGGTGCGCTTGATAACCAGTACCTCGCCAATAATGGGCGCTATGGTGTTGACGAGAACAGCGTTAATCTGGATGACATGCTGGACAGCCGCCCAGGTGGTATCGTCCGATTCAATGGCGCTAAGAACACGCAGCCTTTCTTCCCGCTGACGCACCCGACTAACGGCCAAATCGCTATTCCCATGATGGAATACGTTGACCGTATCGCACAGAAGCGCACAGGTGTGAGTGACCAGACGCAGGGCATTAATCCTGACGTGCTGAACAATCAGGCAGGCGCTACGGCTAACACCATGATGCTAACTGCCGCACAGCAGCGCATTAAGTTTATTGCTCGGGTGTTCGCTGAGACTGGCATTAAGACGCTCTTCCAGCTTGTCCACCAGATCACGCTGTTGCATACCCGCAAGGCTGAGATGATTCGCCTGCGTGGTGAGTGGGTTCCGATTGACCCTCGTACTTGGGTCAAGCGCAACGACCTGCAGATTGCCATGACGTTTGGCATGGGGGACCGTACAAGCCAAGTTGCAGTGCTGAAAGAGATTGGCTTGATTCAGGCGCAGGCGATGCAGATTGGCCTTGCAACGCCGAAGAATATCTATAACACTCTAGCCCGCATGGTTAAGACCGTGGGCTATAAGGACGTTACCGAGTTCCTGACCGATCCAGAAACCGCACCTCCGAAGCCTCCTCAGGTTGACCCGAAGATTCAGCTTGAGCAGATGAAGCAGCAAGCCGAGATTCATAAGTTCCAAGCTACTCAGCAAATGGAGGTTCAGAAGTTCCAGGCCGAGCAGACCATGCAGCAGGAAATGCAGCGGCTTAAGATGGAGTTTGAGCAGCGTCAGAGCGAAATGGAACTGCAACTGCAGGCCAGCAACGATGCCCGCGACTCGGAGCGCGAATCGCTTAAAGCGCAATACGAATCTCAGATCGAGCAAATGAGGATTGAGAACGAGCGCCAGATTAAGGCTATGGAAGACGACACCAAGCGTTACATCGCAGAGCTTGATGCACGGGTGAAGCTGATTATCGCTGGCGTGCCTGATGACGCAGTGCTAGCAAGAGACACCCAAAAGCAAGCCGCAGAGCAAGATGCGGAAATGCGTAGGCAGATGGCAGAAGACGCACGCACCGAGGCAATGCTGAACATACAGCAGCAGAACCAACAGATGTTCGTGCAGCTTTCTGGTGGCTTGTCTCAGGTGGTCAAGCAAGTGGGTTCTATGGCAGAAAGCATTAACAGGCCTAAGTCGGTGGTCCGTGGTCCTGATGGCAAGATTGTAGGCGTTCAATAATGGGCGTTACTGTTAATCATGCGTTTACGTCCCCTGTAGGGGATGCGACGGGAACGATTACCGTCCTGAACACCAATGGACTAACGACCACGGCCAATGCTGCTCAGATCATCAAGCCGAGCAACTGGAACGATAACCACATCGTACAGATTGACGGTTACGCAGGGACGGGATTTAGCGGGACAAACATTAGCGGCACGGTAGATAGCAACGGGATTAGCTTGTCTGTCGCCCCTGGTGGTGGCGGTGGCGCTGATGGTTTTAACATCTTGGCAGCGGGTACTCAGACCGCCGGAACTAACGTAACGGTCAACTTTGCGAACAGCAACGGTATTAGCTTTGGCATGTCTAACAGCAGCCAGATTACCGCTAGCTATACAACGCTGCCAATCGCTACGAACGTCAATGATGTACGCGCAACGGCTAGCACTGGCACGGCTGCATCCTACGCGCCTGCTGACCACGTACACGCAGGCGTGAGGGTCTTGGTCGCTGGTTCTAACACTGGCAACACGGCAGGCAACACCATTGCTAGGCATGGTGATTGGGTTGTCGCTGGTAGCAATAACATCACTATCAACGGCTCTACTGGTGCTGGTGGCGTGCATACTGTTTGGGTAAGTGGACCGACACTCACCCCGTACCTGACCACTGCTGCGCTGTCTAACCACAGCCACGGTAACCCTACGCTGAACCTGACGAACATCAGCGGCACGACTGCTAGTAACTCTGCTGGCCTTACGCTGTCTCTGTCTGCTGGTGCTATTCCTACGGTAACGCAGTATTTCAGCGCGACCAACACCACGTTTAACGGCACGAACGTAAGCGGCTCGATCACGCTCAATACGAACGGGCTTAGGATTGACCTGTCTGCGCCTACTCCTGGTGGAGGTGCTGCAATCAACGTATCCGCAGGCACGACTAGCGGTAACCTGCAGACCATTCAATTCAATGACGGTAACGGCGTAACCTTTGGTCTGAACGGCTCTACGGTAACGGCTAGCGTTAACGCTGGTGGCGGTGGTGGCGGTGGTGGCGGGACGCAAAGTTTTTGGCAACCTGTCCCGTTTAACAATTCTACTACGCTAGCACCTATTGGAGCCGGAACTATCGTTGTATGGCCCGCATATCAAGATGGTGTAGCTTCTTTCTCTCGCGGGATTGTTTATATCTCCAATAGCATATCGTCTTCTTCTAATTCGTCGCACGCTGGCAATATTTCATTGTTTCTTGGTCTGTACACTCTTAACGGATCAACGCTTTCTCTTGCATCTAGCGGCTCTCAATCGTACCAATGGACAAACACCTCTAATAACAGTTTTGCATCGATCGCGTCCATTCGTGGATTGACTGTCCCAATCAATGCAAGTTTTAACGGAGGTGACATTTGGTGTGCTATGATGAGCAGTACCAGTACGACAAATGCGAACTGGTTTACCGCACGGCATATAATTGTGTCTGGTATGACAC